ATAATATCTTCTTCTGATTTAAGAGAAGGAGTTTGAATTTTTAGTAAAAAGTATTCCTGACCAATGATTGGAGCAAGACCAACAAAACCACCAGAGTCTTGTATCATTACTTCTCCAGATACAGCATTTCGTTGACAGTCCTCAAATAAATTGAGTCCAACTATATTTTGTTTTACGTTTATTTCTGTTCCAGATGATGTTATGATTCTTGCTTCTGCTAGACTAAAATCACCTACTTCTTTAATTTCGTCAGCCATTAAAGCACACTTTCACCCATGAGTATTTCAAATTCTTCTACAAACTGATCTACGTATGCAGAGTCTAGTAAACGTATACTACGCAATGTATCTTGTCTACTTTCCTCGTATTCACGATTTGTTATGAGTGTAGCATCACCATGACTTGTGTTATCTGAACCAATGTCTATTGTCACTTTGGTATCACCAGAAGTTTGTGTTATCTCATAATGATGTGTACCATCAGGATCACTATACTTGTCATTAATAAAGGCTAGAAACTGCGGTGTGGACAATGGCCACTGATGATACCTATCTGTTATACTATTTACGTACATGATTATCCAGTGTAGATTAGAATCACCATAGAGTTTATCTGCTAACATCTCAGGTGTTTCACCTTCTTTAACATCATATGTATCATATAGTAATGTGTTTGATCTTACCTTTGTTCTTAGAGCAACACGTTTCATTAGATTGGTGACAAGTTTAAGTTCACCGTTACCTACAGAATCATATGGTATAAGGGGAAAATTTGCAAAATACATTATTAGAATCCTTCTTTAATATGATCTTGACTCAACACTTCCAATTCGGTAAATTGTAATGTAATTTTACTTTTCTGTGGAGGCGGACCACTACCAAATTTACTAGATGTTGGTTCATATGCAGTAAAGCGGTCTGCGCCATATTCTACTTCAACACTGTTTAAAAAACACGTTGACACTTTATTAATAAAACTGTTTTCTGAAGCTCTGTACATATATTGTATATCAAATGTGCCTGGAATATCCATCTCTCTTCTGGTAGTTGGATTGGAGTATTTTGGCATCATGTAGAATTTAAAGTGATATATAATGTCTTCTACTATTCGTGCCTCTTGAGCACTTTTAGGTAAAAATGCAAATGTATAACTGAAACTTCTTCTACCAACACCCTCAAACATCATTTCCATTCTTGGAGTAATAACACTTCCACTTGCAAGTTGGGATAGGGCAAGAGCGCCAGGCGCAATAGTGTCTATTGCTGAGTTTGCTAAATTCTTTAAACCTTCTTTTGCTGTAGAACCAGTTAAAGAATCAGTTATTTTTGTTAATGTGTCTGCGGTTCCCGAACCAACTTTAAATGCCTCTATAGCACCAGCACCTAAAGCTGCTAAAGTACCAATTTCTTTATCAGCATATTTAACATTATAGGATACCGATACAGCAGGGGGCATATACAATGCAATAGTTGTTGCAAGTCTTTGAGTAGGAAGTTTCTCTAATACAATTGAACGATTTAGTCTACCACCAGCAGAAGGCACTAAAGCTTCTGCATTTGCTTTTCTGATGCCTGCGTGTTTTTGTGCTCTGATTGTAATTTGTTCTTCATCTTCTTTCCCGTCTGATGATGTAAATGGTCCCTTTGCCAAGTTAGCTTCATCACCTATTTTTTTAGTTGCACTTTCTACACTGTTAGTACCCTTATTCTTTTTAAGCTTGCCTGGAATTCTTTCGTTAATCATAAACATAATATAATGCCCTTGTTGTGGGTCACTATCTACATTTATAGGATATGTTAAGATATTGCTAGAAGTTCCTTTATTTGCACTAAACGTAGAACCAAGTGCAGAATTATTACCTTCTTTGTTTAAACCAGCAATATTTCTAACTGCATTACCACCGGCTTTAACTGCCTGGTTGGCAGCTCCAGCGATTCCTGATCTTACTGCATTACTAATTCCTGTTAATACTGCCATTTTAAGTGTCCTTATAAACTGTTATAAGTATTTATACATGAAGACATACAAAGGTAAATATACTCCAAACAATCCTCGTAAATATACAGGGAACCCATCTAAAGTAATCTATCGCTCTTCATGGGAGCGAAAGTTTATGGTGTATTGTGATACCAGTGACAGCATACTTGAGTGGTGTTCTGAAGAAGTCATTATACCCTATTTATCCCCTTGGGACGGTAAGATGCATCGTTATTTTCCAGACTTCTATATTAAAGTTAAACAGTCAAGTGGTAAGATTAAAAAGTTTATTATAGAAGTTAAACCTAAGAATCAAACTAGACCACCAAAGCCTGTTACCCGAAAGACTAAAAGATTTATAAATGAAGTTAGAACTTGGGGTATAAATGAAGCAAAGTGGAAATCTGCAAAAAATTGGTGTGACCATAATGACATGGAATTTAAGATACTTACGGAAGTTGAGTTGGGTATACGTTTTTAGAATGTGGTTGATAAAAACATTGAATATTCAAATATTAGATTTGTCTCATAAATAAATCTATGGAAGACATGCAATTTAATGTAAAAATAGCAAGTACAGGAGATACATTTCTTGTACCTATAGGCAAAAGTATACTTGATGTATTATATGAAAATAAGATAGGCCATCCTTCTTCATGTAAGGTAGGTATGTGTAGTAAATGTCTCGTTACTTACTTAGAGGGAACGGTAGACCATCGTGATTTACTATCTTCATCAGACATAGATCACAATACACAACTAACAATTTGCCAATCAAGAGCAACATCCCCACTATTAGTGTTAGACATAGATTTAGACACAGAGGATGAATTCTAGTATTTGTCATAGAACTACGTATAAATAATAGTATGGCAAAGAGTAAATATATTCAAAGCGTTTTAGATGATGCTAAAGGTAGACCAAAATCTACTCAATGGTACAAAGATAAGATCAAGGAGTTTGGGCAACCTTCAGCTCAGGACTTGATTCGTGATGGAAAGAGAAACAACAAACCATTTTATGGTAAGTTGAATATGTTTTTATACAATCCAAAATTCAAGAAAAAATTACCTTACTATGATACATTTCCTCTGGTCTTACCCTTGGAAACCTATAATGATGGATTTCTGGGGTTAAATTTACACTACCTCCCAATTCCTTTACGAATAAAATTACTTGATAGATTAGTAGACTATTCTAACAACTCACAGTTTGATGAGAGCACACGATTAATTGTTGATTATAGTAGATTAAAAAAAATAAAATTAATACAACCAACCATACACAAATACTTAGCTGGTCAAGTTCAGTCACAGTTTCGTAGAATAGATGCAGATGAGTTTACAGTCGCAACTCTTTTACCAGTGCAAAGATTTAAGAAGGCATCTGCAAAAGAAGTATGGTCTGATTCTAGGAGTATGATCTAATGGCTGAAATTCCTAAATTTTTAGAAGCTGGTGCTTTTGGTGTTATAAATGATATACTTGCTGGATTTCATGATGACAATGGATATGCACAACCAAATAGATATGAAGTTTTAATTTTCCCCCCAGCAAAACTTGGTGGTGGAAATCAAAGTAATATATTTTCTGGTTTGGAAAGACAAAGTGATACTAGAAGTATATCTTTGCGAGCTCAAAGTCTTAATATGCCTGGCAGAAACCTAGCAACAACTGATGACAGCAACGTATACGGCCCGAAAAGAGAAGTTGTAGAGGGTGTTAATTATGCAGAGGAAATATCTATAGATTTTCAAGCAAGTTCACAGTTGTCAGAAAGAGTATTTTTTGAGAATTGGCAAAGACAAGCGTTCAATGAAAAGACTTGGAATATTGGATACTATAATGATTATGTTGGTGAAATACAAATATTTGTTTTAGATAAACAAGATAAAAGAAGATATGGTATCAAACTGTGGGAAGTCTTTCCAAAGACTATAGGTGCAAATCAGTTAGCATATGATGCCAATGATACATTGATGCTAACAAATGTAAGTTTTAGTTTTAGATATTGGACTAGTTTAGATCAAAACCAAAACCCAGACATTAATATTTTTGATAGAATTACGGAAACTGTGATTAGTACAGCAGAGAGAAATATATCTAGGAACATTCCTAGAATACTGAATAGATTATAATAAAGGATGAAAAATTATGGCGTTACCTAAACTTGATGTGCCAGTTTATGAGCTTGAACAACCATCAACTGGCGAAACGATTAAATATAGACCCTTCTTGGTCAGAGAACAAAAAACACTCATGTTGGCTCAAGAGTCTGAAGATGATAAACAAATTAGAGATGCTTTAGCAAGTCTTATATCTAATTGTACTTATGAAAAAGTTGATCCATATAAAGTTCCAATTTTTGATATAGAATTTTTATTTTTAAGAATACGAGGAAAATCTGTAGGCGAAAAAGTTGATTTGAAATTATTGTGTCCAGATGATAATGAAACACTTGTTAATAAAACAATTAATTTAGAAGATATTGGTGTGAACATGAAAGTTGGGCATACTAATGAAGTTGAAATTACAGATAAGATAAAAATGGTTATGAAATATCCTACTCTCAATGATGTTGTTGATATGGGAGAAGATGTAACTGACTCTGAAGACGTTTTTAAAATGGTTAGAAAATGCGTTCATGAAATTCATGATGGTGAAAAAGTGTATAACAAAATTGATATATCAGAATCAGAATTAGAAGAATTTATTGATAGTTTAACAAGTGATCAATTTGAAAAAGTTACAGATTTTTTTGACACTATGCCTAAAGTTCAATATTCTGTAGAAGTAACAAATCCAAAGACTAAAAAGAAAGGTGAAGTAGTCATTGAGGGTATTCAAAGTTTTTTCGACTAAGCCTCTCTCATGACTCCATTTTTAATTATTTTAAAACAAATTTTGGAATGATACAACACCATAGATGGAGTTTGACAGAAATAGAGAACATGATGCCTTGGGAGAGGGAAGTATATGTTGGATTATTAATTCAACACGTTGAAGATGAGAAGAAAGAACAGGCTAAGCAATAATGGAAATACTTACACCATCAGGTGCAGCAATGGAACTTACTGAACTAATTATGCCATATATTGGTATGGTGATAATTGTTGTTCTGGGGTTTATGTTTAAAGACTTTGTAACAAAGTTAAGCAAAGGTATTGCTTTTCAAATGAATAAACAATTCCAAGAGGGTGATCATGTTCTACTTGACGGAGAACGTGCTCTAATCGTTAAAATAGGGATGACACAGACCGTATTTGGTGTTACTAAGATAGGTGGTGAATTAGATGGAGATTATATATGGAGATACGTTCCAAATGAACGTATAGAATTTCTTAAATTAGAAAAGATAATTTTTGATAGAACTCCTATAAATAACAGTACAAGCATAAAAAACAACTCAAATGAAATTGAGGAGCTGAAAAATGGCAAATGAAAAATCTTCATGGTACAATAATATCAATTCTTCTGTAATTGATAAGTGGCGTATCTGGCCTAGAGGACTGATTACTCTATATGGTATTATGTTTTGGCGTACAACAGAATGGTTCATGGCATTACCAGAACCCACTGCCCCTCAAAGTGCATTTGTAAGTGTCATCGTAGGTGCTGGAGCTGCATGGTTTGGACTTTATGTCGGTTCTGGTGGAAAGAAGGATAGTTAAGATGGTTGAAGAAAGTACCGCTGCAGCAATGAAACGCTTATCTGATGAGATGTTTAAAGGAAGGGCTGAACAAACTGCGGCGTTAGAAAAACGAGCAAAACAAGAGGTCTTAACAGCAAATCAATTTAAAGCACTAATAAAACAAAATGAAGAAGCTGCCAAAGCAGCAGAGAATGGTGATAAAGAATTAATTGCTATTTCAGAAAAAACTCAAAAAGCACTTGATGACGCTAACAAATCAAAAAAAGACCAAAAAGATGCTGCAAATTCATTAAAACTACAAAGAGAACAACTTGAATTAGCTAAAAAGGCTTCTGGTTTTAGTGAAAAAAGATTTAGAAAAGTAGAAATTGCAAATGCTGCTCTTGAACGACAAAACCAGATTTTGGAAGAGTCTGAAAAAGCTCTTAAAGGTTTAGGAATAGATTCTAAAAATAATAAAAAACATAGAAAACAACAAGTAAAAGCAGCAAAGATGGAATTGTCGCTTGCAAAAACAAGCGGTTCTGCTGATGCTGAAGATGAAGCAAAGAAAAAAATACGTGATGCAAGAGGAAATAGCTATTTAGGAAAAATAGCAAATGGTATAACAGACATTAAAAATAGTGCAAAAGATAAAGTAGTATCTGGAGCAAAAGGACTCTTTTCTATGTTTAAAAAATTTGCGTTTGGTGCATTTTTACTTGCCACCATAGCATTTTTAAACTCTCCATATTTTGATAAAATGATAAAGGCTTTCAAAGAAGATATTATTCCAGCTTTAACAATACTTATTGATGATTATATTGTACCTTTTGGTAAGTTTCTCTTCGGACTAATCAGTGGTGAAAATGAAACAATAAAGAGTATTAAAGAATTTACTAAAGGAACAATGTTTGAAGGTGTAACTGACGGTCTTTTTAAAGTTCTTGGCGGTCTTGTCGCAGCTTTGAGTCTTGCTGTATTATTCAAACCATTTTTTGCAGCAAAACTCTTAGTTGGTGGAGCTTGGAAGCTTACAAAACTTTTTGCTGGATTTGGTAAAATGGCAGCAACACTTTTGGGTTTTGGAAAGGCAACTGATGCTGCAGCAAAAGGAGCTGCTGTAGCTGCAAAAACAGCAGGAGTTGCGACTACCGCAACAAAGGGTGCTGGTGCAGCTGCTAGTGCAGTGAAGCCAGGATTAAATATGCCTAAAGCAACTGGTCCAGCAAAACCAACAAAGTTATCAAGTATCACTAATGCAGTAAAGGATAAATTTACACACCTTAAAAAGTTTCCTGGCCTTCTGAAGGTTGCAAATAAAATACCATTCATAGGTACAGCTCTTAGTGGAGCACTTCTTGTCAATACACTGATGGATGATACTAAATCAGCAAAACAAAAAGTTCAAGCAGTTGGTGCTGTCTTTGGTGGATTACTTGGTGGTCTTGGTGGTGCAAAATTAGGAGCGCTAGCAGGAGTTCTTGGTGGCGGTCCAATTGGTGCTTTAGTAGGTGGGCTTGGTGGTGGGCTTGGTGGTTATTTTGCTGGGGACTATATTGGAGGAAAATTAGCTGATTATTTAATGACAGGGGAACAACCTAAAACTGGTGCTGCAGGCGATATGGATGCAATGATGGAACAAGGTGCTGGTGCAGATATTCCTAAAGCTAAAGAAAAATTTGGTGGTAAAAGAAGTATCAAGTCAGCAAATGCAAGAGTTGATAGAATGAGGGCCCAGAAAAGTGGTGAGCCTACTCTTAGTTATACTCCAAATCCTAATAAAGATGCTTCAAGGATTAGTCCCGATCCATTTGCTAAGCTTCAACAAAGTCCACCACCAGTAATAGTTAATGCTCCAACAAATGTAAATGCTCCTACTTCTAATAATGTATCATCAGTTGCAAATTCTTTAATTAATACTGATAGAGTTACAGATAAACTAACAGCAGTTGGTTAATAAAAAACCCCTGTATTTCTACAAGGGTTTCTTTTTATCGTTTGATGGTAACTCCACCATCTTCATTGAATTTTAGATTTATCCACTTAGCATTTTGTGGTGGACAAGATGTTCGTTCAGAGGGTTTCTCTTCAAACCACTCTGCATAACGCCTTGTACCAGAGAACTTATCACCCAAAGGTTCGCTTGAAACCTCTGTTACTGGCTGTGCGGTGGGTGCTGGTTGTATACTTTCAATCGCAGAAACCAAGTCATTTACTTTTGAATTGGGCCCTACAGTAATACCAGAACCAACATAGTTCTTGACAAGATTAAAGTCATCACAGTTCATAGTAGGTGGATTACTTAGTTTAAGTGTTCCACGCTCAACATCGTCACTACACTTAATCGTTACACTGTTTGCACTAGCAGCGGTACTAAAAAGTACCACTGCTGATGCGATCATAATAAAAGTCTTCATCAATTAACCTTCTTCTGCAAGTTTTTCAAAATATGACATAGTGTCATCATCGTCTTCAGTATTACTCATTGATACCGTAGGAGCAGGCTCCTCTTTCGTATCCACTACAGTAGTTGTAGAGGGTGAGTCATCAAATGCATTGCTACGTTGTAGGTCTGTTACATTACCAACTTTAGTAGTACCTGACAGAACTGTATTCAAACGAATCTGCAACTCATCATAGGACTTGAAGTTAGTTGGAGCAGTAAACTCTGAAAGAGAATATTGTTTTCCCCAAATCTCTTCTAACTTCTCATCATCATCAGCAAGAGCAGATATAGCTTCAAACTCTGACTTATCATAGTTCCAATAACCGTCTACCTTACGTAGCTTCAACTTGAAGTTTGCACCTTCCCAAAAATCAAATGGATTTACTGGAGTCTCATCTTCAAATGCAGGCTGCATTGTCTCCATTACCTTATCAAAGATTTTCTTACCATAGCGATAAAGGAATACTTTACCTTCATTCTGTGGATTTGCGCTATCTTTGACAACGTAGATGTTGGAGTAGTACTGCAACTTACGCTTCTGTTTACGTGCGATCTCTTTATCAGACTCTACACCAGAGTTCCAAAACTTGGTATTCAGTTCTGATACTGGATCATTTTGACTAATGGTGGTAAGAGAGTTCTCAATATACCACTGACCAGTTGGGCCTTGAAACGCATGGTTCCAAAGTTTTACCCAAGGAAGTTCTTCATCCTTTGGTGCTGGAAGAAAACGAATGATTGCAAAACCGTTACCAGTTTTGTCCATTACAGGTTTCCAGATACGCTCATCAATGTATGACTTCTTTTCTAGGGGTTTATTTTCTTGTTCTGCTGCACCGAGCAGTTTGTCCAAAGAGTTGGACTTTTTCATTGCGCTTAACGACATATATATCTCCTTATGTTATCGTATGTAAATGTATGTTTTATCGTATGTTTAATATACCACAAAGTTTTGTTTTTGTCAAGTACTTTATGTTTTTTTCTAGGAAAATACTTTCATTTGCAGGGTCAACCCAATAAAATTCAGTATCAGGAAACTCATTAAAAACAGTACCCAATTGGTTTATCCAGCTAACTGGAGTAAACCCTCTTGCATCTTCGGGAAAATAATAGTCAGTTCCCTTATAGATGTTATTTATAAGTTTATCTGGTGAGGTTAAATCAAACCCTACCATGTACACCTCTTTCGCTCCCTGTTGACAAGCAAGGTGTATCGCTGTATTACCAGCTGACCACTTCTTAGGAAAGTCAATGTCCCTTATACTATCATCTTCGTTGACGTAGGTAATCCAGACACCGACATCCTTATTCATTTTGATTTGTAAGTCTTTCATATCAATATTAGGAAACTGTTTTATTGCAGACTCAATTTTCTCATTGAGTGTAACAGGATCAGTACCAGCAATCACACACTGGTCTGTAACAGTTTTACTTTTATGAACAAAGTTTTCTGGAAAATCAAATCCCATCAATAAACCGTCTACAGCACTAGCAGGAAGTAAGTTCCAATCTGCAAACCAACACTGGTTCCATTTATGGTATCCTGAGTCATGTATCTCTTGTTGTATTCCATAATCTATAGCGACTAGATTATTAACGTCACCGTCACGATAGATTGCATTACAGCCCCATGTAATTACATTATTTTCGTTTATCTTATTTTCATTTGGATTAAACCAAGCTCTAGACTCACCATTACCTAGTACTAAATGTCTAGTCATGTATTCTATCTCGTAGTTCTAGTACACGCTTTTCTAAAACACTTACGGTTGTTCGTAAATTTCCAGTATCACTATCTGTATAGCGACTTTTTATTAAAGCAATTTCTTCCATCAAAATAATAATCTTATCTACACCAATTATATTACTCTCGTTATTATACATCTCTTAATGCCTCCCATGAGTTAGGAAATAGTTCTTTAGCAAGAACATCAATTTTATCTGCAACCATTTGAGTTTCAACTTGAGCGTCTGGTTTGCATCGTAGGTTACATACACGAGCAAATGCCATGAGTGTACCACTCCAGTACCATTCTGTATACATGGACTGTGGTAGAACCATTCTGGCCATCTCTGGTGCAATTCCAGAGTTTAACATATCTTCATATGTTTCTTTACATAATTTGTGGGTAGAAGCAATACTGTATTTTACAGTTTCATCAGAAGAACCTTGTTTCTTATCCTCTGCTGCAAGACGCCATTCAGTAGGTTCATAAAACTCTACTTCTGTATCTACATAACGTCTGGATACTTCGTTCCACACTAAACCAACCTGATGTTTAACAAGTTGTCTGGCCACAAAGATAGGAGCCTTAACGTGAAACTGCATAGACGCATGACCAAAGGGACTCCAGTGATTATACTTTGCAAGATACTTAATTAGACGTTCATCACCTTCTTTTAGAAAACCTTCAACCTTTCCAGCTTCTGGTATAGAATCCCATTCAGATGTTTTTGAAAAGGATACACGGGCAGCATTAACTACACTCAAATCACTTCCCATATGGTCTATTAGTTTAACTTCCATATTCACTCCTAAAAATGGTGCCGGTGGTAGGAATCGAACCCACAACCTATTGCTTACAAAGCAATTGCTCTACCGTTGAGCTACACCGGCAATTCCACTTATCCCCGCTTTTTGAAGCGGTCATGTCTACGAGGAGAATACCCCTTAGGCCATGCTGGTTGTCGTGCTGCAAGTTTAGTAACTCGCTCACCTAACTCATCGTTTTTAGCGTTGAGTTCAGCATTGTCAAATTGCAATGCTTTAATTTGGTTCTCAAGAGTAATAACTTGACTCTCAAAAAACCCTTCTTCCCGAATGGTGGGATTACCATCCAAGTGTACAGTGATTTCCATTAACTGGACTCCTCTATAAGTTTCAATAATTTCATTCTATACCTTTCGGTATCAATTGTCAAGAACCCTTTGTAATTTTTCATAAGTTTTTTTACATCAGGCCACACAAAATCATCCCATACTAACTCCTTATCCCATTTCTTACTAAATTCAACAAGTTCATCCAATATAATCATAGTCTCAACAGAGACTCTTTTACCCAAATATTCTTTTAACAATGTAGGATGTTGTTCATCTGTACATTTAAAAAGAGGTTCAAAATTCTTAACAAATGGCTGCAGCTCTTGAGAGAAGAGTTCAT